CTTTGATGAGATTTATTAAAAAAAAAAAATTAAACTGCTGCTATATAGCTACTGCTAATTCTTTAATTGCATCTTCTATACCTCCTCGAACGATTGCATTATTATCTACAATTCTTAAAACACCTCTCCACTCTGTTAAAATAGTTCTAAGGTTTTTTGTAAAATCATCTCCAGACATTCCAAATTCTAAGCTCATATCTTCTTTTACATACATTCTAATTTGAGACATATCACACATTGCAAAATTACCAGCAGCAATATGATTTGAAGTAGAAATTGTAACTCCATTTAAACTCATTTGATCAGCAGTAACTAGCAATCTATTTTGATAATTATTATCTAGATCTTTAGTTAATTTTAAAGTTGCTAAATCTTTTGGATTTAAAAATATATGAGATGCTTTGTAAAAATAGTCTGCTTCCATGTTAGTCATAGCAACTTCCAAAACATCAATAAGATTTGGAGCATTAACAGTTCCAGCAAAAGTTTGAGCAGCAAAGGCATTACCAGCACCTAAGATTCCATCAAGTTGAGGAGCACCTCCACCTTCAAAACAATCTCTGTCAACTCTTTCCAAAATGTTTCCAACTAAATCTCTGTTAATTTCACCTTCTAAAAAAGAAATATCATCTAACATTTCAGTAGATACTTTTATAAAGTTTGCATACTTAACAACAAATTTAGATTCTACAACTAAAGTAAATCTTGATTCTGGCTTATCCTCTCCTTCTGGTGTTGCAGCAGCTTCATTTTTTCTTCCTTCTTTTCTTACATAAGAAACTACATTTGAAGAAATTGGAGTTTGCTCAACAAAAGGTAGAAATCCTAAAATTGATCTTCTTTCGTCATAAACTCCAGGTTCTCTATAAGATTGTGGTAATTCACCTAATTGAGCAGCATTATTGTCATAAGTCATAGTTTTTCCGAAAATTGGTGTTCCAATTTTATAAGAAAATTCATTATCTTTTGCTTCAGACATTGATCCAGAAAGACCTTTTAATTTTTCAGAATTTTTATTTAATCCTTTTCTAGTTCCTCCGACATTTAATATATCAGTTTCATTTTCTTTAATTTCTGAAAGTCTTTTGATTTTCAAACCTTGCTCAGCTAAAATTGAATTAAGTTTTGATACTTGTTCTTCAGTTTCTTTTTTATAACTATTGTATAATTTTGCTACTTCTTCTTTTGAACTTTTTGAAGAAATCGCTTCATCAATTTCAGCATTTTTTGCTTCATTGATTGTATTGTAATATCCAGCTAATTCTTCTACAGATAACTTTGATATTTCATCATTTGATTTTAAATCCATTTTTTTAAATTTTAATTTTAATTAATGTTTGGTAATGTAAATAATAAAAACTCACGAAGTTTTTCTTCGGATTCGGCTTTTTTATTTTGAGTAGTTTTTAAAACTGGCTCTTTAATCAAAAGTGAATTATATTGTTCTTGTATAAAAGCAAGTTCTTGTGATAGAATTTTAAATCCTCTATCTGAATAAGTGCCATTGCTAATTTCTTTTCTAACTAAAGACATTCTTTGATTTACTTCAGTTAAATATTTTTCTTGATCTTCAATTGATTTTATAACTCCAAAACTAGGAGTAGAAGAATTTGATCCAAATGTCACATAACTTCCTTCCCAAAGTTTGACTTCATTAATTTCGTTGTAACCTTTATTTCTATCTAAATAATCTTTTCCTTCTTCTGTATAATCTACATTTTTTTCATCTTCATAATCTATCCAATTAGATTTAGATTCTATGTATTGAAATCCTATAGAATGTTCTTTTATTATTCCAGAATCATACATTTTTAGAGCATCTTCACCATCAGTGTGAGTTCCAATTTTGCTTTCAAAATATAATCCTTTATCATCTTCTTTCAATACTTTAATTTCTCCGATAGGTCTTCTCATATCATGATGAGCAAGATGTGCAATTTTTCGATTACTTGAAGATTCTGGACCTCTATCATTTATTGATTTTAAAAAAGCTCCTTTTTTAATTAAATCTCCATCTGAATCTATGTTATTAAATGAGCTAAAATATCCAGCAACTATTCTGGAATTTGTATCTACATCTTTAATACTTAAAGAAGTTTGTAAATTTCGATAATTATAATCTTTAGTCATTTAACAATTTTATTTAATTATACAAATATAATAATAAATTTTTCATTTTTTATTCTTCATTTATATCTTCAGTTATATTATTTTGATTTTGTGAAATATAAACACTGTCCATTTCTTCATTTTCAATAGGATCAAGACCTAATTGTTTTCTAGCATCATTTCCAGAAATTATTCCAGAAGTTCTTAATTTTACCAATCTATCTGCTAAAAGTTCCATGTCTTGTTGTAATGGTTCTATATTATCAAGAATAGGACATAATTTTAGATTTCTATTTTCTATTTTAGAAATTGGATCTACTAACCAATTATTTAGTCCGTTTTCTGTTTTATAAATTTCTGGTAAAATAGCATCAGTCCAAAGAGCTTTTTGTGCTTCTTTTCTATTGTTAAAAGTTTTATTTGCTGGATCATTAAATAAACTTGAATCAACATGATAAGCGTTACATAATGCTCTTAATGAAATTACTCCAAGATCTAGAAGTTCCATATCTTGAGGACTTAATCCCATTTTAATAAAATCAAGTTTTTTATTTGAAACCATAACTTGTCCAAATTTTCTACTTCCTCCTAATCTTTGATTTGCTTGTTCTTGCATTGCTTTTGCTTGTTCTGGAGTCATTGGTCGATCTGAGTTATCGGTCAATATTCCAGAAACTCCTCTATTTTTTAAAACATGAGCAGATGCATTCCATCTTTCAGAGCTTGTTTTCCAAACTTTTAATGTGGGTTCTAAAGGTGAAAGTCCATACAATTTTGGCTGTGTATCACAAGGATTAGGATAAAAAGTGTGAAGAATTTCTTCAGCCGAATAATTTGAAATTTGATTTTCATTATAAGAATAGCCAGTAATAAAATCAGAGTAGGGATTCATGTTTGGAGTTTTGATCTCTACATATTGAGACATCAAATTTTTAACTTCAGCAAAATAATTAAATCCTTCTGGCTTAATTCCATGTATATAACTATCTCCAGTTAATAATCTATAAATAAAATGCTCTTCTAAAAATTCTCCCCAACTTTGATTTAAATTAGGTGAAGCTAAAATATTATTCAATAAACTATCATAAACAACCTCATGAGATCCATCATTATTATATTGTTTTACTTCCCATTTTATAGATGCAGCATTTCTTGCTATATAAGAAACAATTGAATATACATCTGAAGATCTAGCGTAACTTTCATTAACAATATTTGGAAGATTTCCATAATCAAATACATAATTATCATTATTGATATATTGAAAAAAACCAGATTTTTTAAGATCAGTAGGTAAGGATTCTAATCCAGATCCAATATTAAAAAAAAACTTTC